ACAATAGGCTGCAAATGCCGCCATATCCACTTCCGTCAATACACCCATCTGGTTCAATTTCTCACTCAAACGCTTCCACTCTGCCTTTGCCTCCGGAAGCAACCACTCAGGACAGATAGGTATTCCTTTTTCGGGCTTTGGCTCCTTCTTATTCAGTTTTCTCTTACCTGGATTGCCTTCCAGTTCCTTAATTGCTGTCGGTTTTGGCTTTCTACCTGCCATCGGAATCCCCTCCTTCCATAAAAAATCGAGGGCACCTAACCCCCGTCATCCATTTCGCGATTTTGCACGCAAGACCCCCGCGTCGTTCCCCTATAGGAATGACTATAGAGATTTTAACTCCCCCTACCCTAATAGAAATAGGTTCTGTCATTACTCCACCGGTCACCCTGCTCTGCATGAATCTTAGAGTGACACGACTTACACAACGCAATCAGATTGTCTCTATCGTGTGTGCCACCTTCACTCAACTTCTTTTTATGATGGACTTCCTCAGTCTCCACTAATATTCCCTTCTCATAGCACAACTCACAGAACGGATGCAGCGACACATACTTATCACGAATACGTTTCCATGCTCTGCCATATCTTCTCTTGGTCTGTGGATTTCGCTTGTACTTTTCATAGTTCTGATTATGAATCTTTTCGTGCTCTTCACAGAATCTATTATCCGTCAAATTCGGACAACCTGGATGAGAACAGGGACGCTTTGGTTTTTTTGGCATCTATTCCACCTCAATTCTTTGCATATAAAAAGCCCTGCAGATTTCTCCACAAGGCTCTCTGTGATACACTTTTCACACTACCATAATAACAGATATCTTTATGCCACGCTGTGCCAAAGTGTGCCAACTTACTCCGGAACCACAAAATTCCTTAATGCAGACGCATGAATACGATGTACTGTTCTGTAAGACACATTCAAATCCATTGCAATATCTTCCCAGCTTTCATTCTTAAGATAACGGTATTTCAGAAGCAGTCTCTCCTCTACATTCTCAATCTGGTCAATGGCTGCGTCAATCTCTGCCTTTAAATCAACCAGTTTGTCTATTTTTTCATTTATCCTCTGTTCACGTGTCCATATCTTTTCCAGTGTTTTTACAAAAGGAGCTTCAATATCTCGGTTGGGATTTGTACCAATTCGTTCTCCATAAAACACCCCCTGCACCTGTCCACGCATTGATTTTAGTGAATCCAATTCCTGTATTTCCACATTTATCTGCTTATCCAAAAGATAGGCTCTTTTTAAATATTCCTTTGCTGTCATTACTTACTTCCTCCAATCTCTGCGCGGATTTTTCTTATTAAAAAATCTCCATCCACAGATGTTAAACTCTCATACCAGGTAGAACCAAAAAATTTCTCCACAGATAAGGCTTCGTTTATTGTGTCCTTATTGTCAGGATTTTTCTTTAACTTTTTTAATGCCACCCTATAATCATTTACTGCCTGCAGAATGATTGCATTCGCCAATGCTTCATACGGATTTTCAGCCAAACTTTTACCTGCCATCTTTTTGCACCTCTGCTTTTACAGCATCGATTAACGCAGCCTGGCTGAAATTCTTTGCCGTTAAAGCCTTCATGACCTGCTCATCAATCGTACCTTCCGTAATAATATGTTGAACCACTACTGTCTCCGAAGTCTGCCCTTGTCTCCATAAACGTGCTACCGTCTGCTGATAAAGCTCTAGGCTCCATATCATTCCAAAGAAAACCATCGTAGAACCACCACTTTGAAGATTTAATCCATGACCAGCGGATGCCGGATGTATCAAACCGACCTGCAATCTTCCTGCATTCCATTCTCTGATACTTTCATCTGTATCAAGTTTTTTATAATTCACACCGACTTGCTGTAATCGCTTCATAATCCTCATCAAATCATGCTTGTACCAATATGCAATCAGAAGATTTTTGCCGTTGGCAGCTTCAATAATATCTTCCAAAACCTCCAGTTTCTTGTCATGAACTTCTGTAATATCTCCATTATCCGAATACACAGCTCCATTGGCCATCTGAGTCAGCTTACTGGAAAGTGATGCTGCATTTGCTGCAGTAATTTCATCTCCTGGTACTGTAAGAACCAATTCGTTTTTCAGTTTCTCATAATCCTCACGTTCCTTCTCATCCAGATAAACCCTATACTCTGAACTAATCAATTCTGGCATTTGCAGATAATCTGTATTTTTCATGGATATGGTGATATCCTCTATCTTTTGATAAATTCGTTTGTCAGCTCCCGGTCTTAACTTGTAGCTGTAAACAATCGGACCATTCATCTGATCAGGTACAAAATAATCAACACGATATTGGCTGATAAATCTACCCAGACGTTCTCCCATATCCAAAATCTTATATTCGGCAAAAAGATCCATTAATCCGTTGCCGGAAGGCGTTCCAGTCAAACCGACAATTCTTTTTACCTTTGGTCGTACTTTCATTAATGAACGAAAACGCTTCGCCTGCCAGTTCTTAAAAGAAGAAAGCTCATCAATAACAACCATATCAAAGTCAAAGGAATATCCACTGCTTTCTACCAACCACTGGACATTTTCTCTGTTGATGATATAAATATCTGCATTCTTCCCCAGTGCTCTTTTTCGTTCTGCAGCACTTCCAACTACAATGGAATATGTAAGACCTTTTAAATGATCCCACTTTTCGATTTCCGCAGACCAAGTATTTTTTGCTACTCGAAGCGGTGCAATAATCAGAACTTTACTCACCTCAAAGCTGTCATACATCATATCCATAATCGCAGTCAGCGTAATAGAACTCTTGCCCATACCCATATCCAGCAATATGGCTGCTATGGGATGCTCCTTAATAAACTGAATTGCATATTTCTGATAATTATGTGGATTGTATTTCATCCAAAATCCCTCCAATCTGTTCCACGTCATCAAGGATGTAGGTGTGAAACCCCAAATTGTCTAATAATCTATGTCTCGAAAGCTGTAATGCTCTTGGTTTCTCTCCTGGTGCCTTTACTTCCACCAATCCGAATTTCCTTCCTGACAAAAAGACCAGTCTGTCTGGAACCCCATCAAATCCTGGCGCTACCCACTTCGGACAGATACCACCTCGGCGTTTTACAGCCTCCACCAATTTTCTTTCAATCAATTTTTCTCGCATCGCAGTCTCCCATCATTTAATAAGATGCATGTCGTGGCAGCCGTTTCCTAAAACTCCCTTAGGCAATTTTTCATACCAAAATTTTTCTATAGAGACTTTTATATATGAACTATCACGACCTGCACTTTTTCACATATCTTCTTTAGAAAAAGTTGCTATACAACTGTCACAACCTGCACTAAGACAAGAAATCCTGTCCTTCCTTCAAGGAAAGTCCATAAACCACCATCCCCTTATTGGTTTTGCGTTTTACAAAACCGGCTTTATCCATAGAAGAATAAAAATCAGACGTTGGTCTTATATACTCTCCGTTTTGCATGCAATGCGCTCGATATGCCTGGTATAATTCTCCGGACTTCTCTGTCAGATCTGCTCCAATCTCACAGCACTCATCTAAAAATTGTCCTAACCAATCATTATCAATGCGATATGCTTCAATGGCATCTTTGACCACTTTCGGCTCCTTCGTTTTGAAGTTCGCCTCGATTACCTTGTGAGCGCCTTCAATAATCCAGGACATCACAGCGGAACCTGCCTTTTCATATAAGTAATCTGCATAATTTTTAATATCACTTGTCCCGGTAATCTTTGCATTGAACGGAATGACCACTAAACGTCTCCATATACCATCATCATTGGCTCCCACCTTAGGAAGATGATTGGTATAGAGCACTAATGTATGGGATGGCACAAAGGCAAACGGATCCTTGTATTTTTTCTCCGCCTGGATTTCATCCGTAGAACAAAGCTGCTTCACCGTAGCTGTATTCAGGCGCATACCCTCTTCCATTTCCGATGCAATGATGAGACGTTTTCCCTTAAGCTCTGCCATCTCCGGTTTCACATTTCTCTTGCAGTTCATGGTCAATGCTTCCGCCGAAATCTTTCCGGCATAATTCCCAAGCACGTGATAGATGGTGTTCCAGAATGTACTTTTACCATTGGCACCACCGCCATAAGCAATAATCATATGCTCCTGATAAACCCTGCCAATAGCAGCAAGTCCAACTGTCATCTGCACATAATCAATCAACTCACGATTTCCACAGAAAAACGTATCCAAAGCTTTCTGCCAAATATCCACACCATCCTCTCCCGGAGAAACGGTTGTGATTTTCGTAATCAAATCTTCCGGATCATGCTCTCTCACTCCAGCTAGTCCCTGTTTCATATCCACAGTTCCTGCTGGTGTATTGATGAGAAAAGGATTCTTGTCCAATTCATTTACATCAATGGCCAGCATCGGTTTTGCAGCATTTTGTGTGTTGACAATATTCTTATAATTACGGTATTTCATTACAAATTTCAGATACGCCTGAGCGCCAAGGAACATATAATATGGAGCCATCTGTTCACCTGACACTGCTTTCGCCAATGCGGAACCACCAGTCTTAATCACATTTTCCGGAACACCTGCATTCACCAATGCTTCCGTTGTTCTTGCCACTTCATCCTGTGCATCCGCCAGCTGTAAATCCAAGAATTCTTCCACCGCACCAATAGACAGCTCCTTATCTTCCACCCATCGCAGACCGTCATGACGAAGATAATCCGTTGCCTTTGTGAATTTCAGCTCATTACCATACTCACGTACCAGCACCTTGGCCTCTCCAATGTCCGAATAATCCTCCGGTTTCAACGAACCGATATCAAAATCTGCATTGTATTCCTCTGGCGAAACGTACCCATCCTGACTAACAATCTTCTTATTGAAGAAACGCACCGCACTGGCCCAAATGATATCCAGCTCATCGCTCTCCAAAGGTGGAGCACACTTCTTGGCATGTTCTAAAAATGCATCATGCGCTTTTTCCGTGACTCCATAGCGTTTCAACACACGTCCGGCAAAACGAGACATGGTATTGTTGCGGCTTCCTTCCAGAATCGGACCATATGAAGCTGGCTCCTCATCGGCAGAATCTTCCACTTCCACCAAATCACTTATGAGCATCCATCCCTCATGCCATACACTCTCTTGACTTTCAGCACCGAACAAAAATCGCGCTGCATCCAATGCATTTCCATCAAAGAAAGAAAACTTCTTTTGAATCGCCACCTTCATATCCGTGTAGTACTTTGCGTCTGTACACGTCTCGATTGGAAAGTAAATATGAAACTTGGGTCTGGCTGCCTTCCCATCCTTACTGAGCAGATGATTTCTGCTTGTAGCAAGCGCATAATCTACATCTTCAAATAAAGAAGCAATTCTCTCAGAAGTAATCCATTTCTCCGGATTCTCGGAATGGTCATTATCAATATCCATCACCAAACAATCGGATTTCAGAAAATTATCGATACCTCTGTAATTGTTCTTATAGGAAGCACATACGTGGTCTGCTCTCACCGCATTTTGTAATTCTTCTGCCGAAGAAATAACCGTTTTCACCGGATAGCTGCAGTTAGCTTTATTTCCGGTGCACTTTGCTGTAAATAATGTTATCTGCATTTACTTCACCTCCTAATTTTCTAAGTAAGAACGAGCAACGATTTTCCGGTGAAAATCAAAAATTATTCAAAAAAATATTCCGAGATGCAATCGCTTCCTTTTATAAAGCGAAAAACGTCTCGGAACTTTTTTATATCCAAACCGGAAAATTTCAATTCAAAACTACTTAGGAAGGTGTAAGGCAACTGGAACTCACCGGGAAAAAGATTTTTAAAGAAATTTATCAAATCACCGGAAAATGAATTCCCAAAGTTACTTAGGAAGATAGAAAGGGACAAACCTTTCGGAAAGTGAGGTGCTGCAGATGCAGACAAAAATGATTGAAGACGGCCAGCCAGATATTGCTACCGATGAAGAACTGATTGACGTTCTCATTGCAATCAGCGTTATCGCCAAACGACTGGCAAACAACCTAAGACAAGAAATCTTGAAGGAGGAAAATCCAAGTGAGTAAGATGAGTGAATTATCAATGGTCATCGATGAGATGATTGCTTGTGGCGAAGGAATGATCAAAGCTGCCACAAAATTAAAAGAACTTTTCTCAGCTGATGCACAACCTGAAGAAAAAGCTCTTTCGGAAACAAAAGCAGAGGCACTTCCCAAAGAAGAACCTGCCGTTAAAACCTATTCAAAAGAAGATGTTCGTGGCATCTTGGCCAGCAAATCCGCAAAAGGATATGGCAAAGAAGTCAAAGCTCTCCTCTCCAAATATGGAGCAGACAAACTCAGCACATTAAGCCCAGAACACTATGCTGCTGTTGTTGCTGAAGCGGAGGTGATTGGAAATGCCTAAACACGCATACCTCTCAGCTTCTTCCAGTCACAGATGGATTGAATGCCCGCCCAGCGCAAAGCTCTGTGCTCAGATTGTTGACAACGGAAGCACCTACGCTCAACAGGGAACTGATGCACACACCCTTTGTGAGTATAAGGTACAAAAAGCCCTGGGCAAGCCTATCAATGACCCAACCGAAAACCTGACTTACTTCGATACGGAGATGGACACCTGCGCCGACCAATATTGTGCCTACGTCTGCGAACAGATTGAAGAAGCCAAACAATATTGTGCTGATCCGTTGATACTGATTGAAGAAAAGCTGGATTTTTCCAAATGGGTACCAGAAGGCTTCGGAACCGGTGACTGTGTCATTATTGCTGACGATGTGTTACATATCATTGATTTCAAATATGGTCTCGGCGTTCTCGTAGAGGCTGAAAGAAATCCACAGATGATGTGCTACGCATTAGGTGCAATTGACCAGTACGAATATCTCTACGATATCCGCACCATCCGTTTAAGCATCTTCCAGCCAAGACGCGACAACGTCAGCATATTTGAAATCAGCAAGGAAGACCTATTTGAATGGGCTGAAAAAGCATTAAAGCCTGCTGCCACTCTCGCTTACAACGGCGAAGGCGAATTTTCCGCAGGCGTCCACTGCCAGTTCTGTAAGGTCAAAGCCACCTGCCGCAAACGTGCCGAGTATAACCTGGAACTTGCAAAGTATGATTTCGAGATGCCTGCCATGTTGGAAGAGGTTGAAATCGCAGCAATTTTGACTCGCATCGACGACCTGGTAGCCTGGGCAAATGACATTAAAGACTTCGCTCTGCAGCAAGCCTTAAGCGGTACAGAATATGAAGGTTTCAAAGTAGTGGAAGGAAAATCCAACCGTCGATACACAGACGATGCAGTTGTTGCATCCACCGTAGAAGCTGCCGGATATGATCCATACGAAAAGAAGCTATTAGGAATTACCGCAATGACTTCCCTTTTGGGAAAGAAGAAATTTGAAGAACTTCTGAGTGCTTACATTACAAAGCCTCAGGGAAAACCGACGTTGGTGCCTGCGTCTGATAAAAGACCGGCACTTAACACTGCAAAAGATGATTTTAAAGAAAATTAGGAGGACAAGACTATGTCAAAGATTATGAACGCAACAAAAGTTATCACAGGACCAAACACCAGATGGAGCTATGCGAATGTCTGGGATGCAAAATCAATCAATGGCGGAGCACCTAAGTACAGTGTCTCCCTTATCATTCCAAAGTCTGATACCGCAACCGTAGAAAAAATCAAAGCAGCCATTCAGGCAGCTTATGAGGAAGGCCAGTCTAAATTAAAAGGTAATGGTAAGACCGTTCCTGCTCTCTCCGTACTGAAAACACCTCTTCGTGATGGTGATTTGGAAAGACCGGATGATGAAGCATACAAAAACTGCTACTTCATTAATGCCAATAGTGCATCCGCACCGGGCATCGTAGACGCTGACCGCAATCCTATCTTAGAACGTTCCGAGGTATATTCCGGTGTCTATGGTAGAGCCAGCATCAACCTCTACGCTTTTAATAGCAATGGTAACAAAGGTATCGCCTGTGGTCTTAACAATCTCCAGAAGATTCGTGATGGTGAACCTCTTGGTGGTAAATCCAGAGCCGAAGACGATTTTGCAACTGATGATGACGATTTTCTCTCTTAAGAAAGGATTAGGTGACAAGCTATGACAACAACCGTTGAATTAATTTTAGCAATTGCACTGCTTATTCTCTGGGGAGGTTTGGGACTTTCCTTACTCCTCTCCACCATCCAGAGCATGATTTATGATAAGAAACGCGAAAAGCGTGACCAGGAATATCATGCTGAACGCATGGAAAGTTTGAAAATCTTAAGCAACAAATAATAATTCGGGCGGTAGCACTCCTGCCGCCCACTATCTCAGAAAGGTAAGGTGACAACCTATGACAAAAGAATTTTTAAATGAATTGATGAATGCACTTGTTGATGGAACTGTTTTCGGTATTTGCTTCGGATTTTGGGTAATGGTACTGATGATGGTATGGCGTTGGTTCCTCAGTGTTGTGAATCGTTTCCTTCACTGGCTCTTCCCAAAACGCTTCCCAACAAAGAAAACAACTGAACAAAAAGAATAATCACTTGGCGGCGGTGCTCAACAGTTCCGCCGCTGTTTTGCAAAGGAATGATGATATGATAAAAGAAATGTCAATTGACCTAGAGACTTTCAGCGATGTAGATATCTCCAAATGCGGAGCATACAAATACGCTGAGTCTGATAATTTT